GATGCCAAGCAGCTGCTTGACGATCGGGGTCAGGCTTTGCTGTGGTGCTGAACCCATGCCGTCAAACGTGGCGTAGGTTGCCTCTATTGAGCCCCTAGAGCGCCACAGAGCGGCGCAATACATCAAGGTGCCTAATGTTGCGTCACCACCTGGTGAGGTCGTTAGAGAGTCGATATAGCCCGATTCCTGACGCCTGCGAAAACAGAACTGATTACCAGCTGACACCGATTGCGTGAGCAACGTGTAATCGTCTGACGGGTTTGTGATCGTGATGCCAAGGTAAGACATAACCTGCGCGGCTGTCACCCATGTGCAAACAGGGTCATTGGCAACTGTTCCAGACGCGGCGACACGCTCGACATCGCTTGCGGTTTTGGCGTACAGCACCTGATCGGCAATTGGCACCTGATAGTCGTAGAGCAGATCGCCCTGTGTATCAATACCAAGGAACAAATACTGTGGCAATGCGCGAACGGTGTAAGTTCCGTTGAATGTTGCGTCAACTCCAGCGACCGTGATTGAACTGCCGACTGCAATCTCCGATGGGGTTAGGAGTTGCAGTACGGCAAAGTTGTCAATCAGGTACTTGTTAGTAACTGTGTATGTAGCCATGAGCGGTTGCTCCGCTCTCGACTAGGCCTGGGTGATCTTGCGAATCATTCCACCAATTGCAGCAAATGTTGAAACATAACCGTGGAATGACATGTTGCGTCCCAAGACCGAAGGCTGTTCAACGCTCATGAGGCCACGGATGGATTCGTAGAACTCGAAAGCATCGCCTGCACCTTGACCAACGCGGGTGATGATCATGGTCTTGGCAGCGAAGTTGCTGTCAACTACCAACTGCAAGCCGAGTGGGTTGCCGTTCCATGAAGATGCCTGACCGCCACCAAGTGCGTTCTGACCGGTGAGGCCAGCGCCAATGAATGGGAATACTGGACGGCCAGTTGTGTCGGCAAGCTGTCCAAGTTGACCCCATACGTCTGGGCTTACGAACATGTGAGTAGGTGTCCAGTTTCGGTTCGATGAAATGTCAACTGCCGAGTCATAAACAGACTTCAGCAAGTCGGCTACGGTGCCGTCCCAAACGCCTGACGAGTTTGCTGCGGTGAGCAAATCGTCTGCTGCTTTGTTGTCAGATGCAATCATGTATTCGCCCATGAGGTCATTCAAGATCAATTGCATTGCTGCAGGTGAAGTGAAGTCAATGTCCTGAACTGACAGCGTTACTTGACCAGCAAGTGTGGTCTTGCTGATTGAGTTGGATGCAATCACCATGGTTGTTGCTGATGCTGAACCAAGTTCTGATTGTGATGCAACGCTCGTGTGCGTGGTAATTGTTGGACGGATAAAGGTTTTCTGCTGACCATTGTCAGGATAAGCGCGAGCTCCTACAGCATCGACTACTGGACGCAAGAAATTCAAGTCTTGAACCAATGGCCCAAGTACTGGAACTGGCAACAGACCAGGTGTGTCAGTTGTAAGCACGTCGCCTGCAGCTGCCTGCAATGCGGTGCGCTTTGATGCGCTGTACTCGGCTACTGCAGCGTTCATGTTCTTAAACGTGTCGCCACCGATGTGGTAAGCGGCCATAAATTCACCTGCGGTTGGCAAGATAAATTCTTTTTTGGCCTGTGCGAAAATTGGCGCGGTTGGGATTGTTGCCTCAACTGCTGGAACGGTTACTTCTGACATGGGTTCTATCTCCTGTTCTGGGACTACTTCTTCATTTAACACTACTTCTTCGGGCTCTTGGTGGATACTCGCTGCGACGGTCGCAATGTTGGCCATGTCACCAAACGCACCAATCGGAACGAGCGACAGCTCTGTCCAGTCGGCTGCTTCAATGATCATTGTGCCTGCTTCGTCGTATGAAAACTTGGTTGGGTTTACGCCAACAGATACTTGGTCAATTGTGCCGTCGGAAGCCATGACTAGAGCGTCGTTTCCAAGAGCTGTGGCGCTGATCTTGGCGCTGAACATCATTCCTTGTTCCGTGTCTACGCGCTCGGTAACAACACCAACTGGCATTGAAGCATCGTGGTACATGAACAAGCGTGGTGCTTTTCCCTCGACAGGTAGTGAGCCAGGACGAAAGATCACTTGGGTTCCATCCGACACCGTTGCCGGCACGTTGTAGGGAACTGCGGTGCCCGAGATTGTGCGTCGTGGCGCGTCACCCTTGGCGGCGTCCAGCGTGAAATCTCCTGCGATTAGTTTGATCATGATGCAATCTCCTCTTGTGTGTTTTCTTCTATGACTGTTTCTCGGTCACTCATGCTGTCGGCCATGAAGTTTTCTTCTAGGTATTCGTGCGCGTCAAACTCCACGTATGTTCCGCGCGGTAGCACGTTGTCCATTGACAAAGCGCCAGCGATCGCGTCGGCATACAACTTGACGCCAAACAGGTAGAGGTCTGCTCGAGCCTGCTGGGATGACTGGTATGAGTAAGCGCCAGTAGCAACGCCGACCAAATACGGCGGCACGTTTGCCAAGCGCGACATCTCAAGCGACTGATATTGTGACGCCTCAATGAGCAACATTTTGTCAGGCGTTGCATTTGTTTCTGTGTAGGTCAGGTACTGATTTAAAGCAGCAGTTTGGTTGCTGGCTCTCGCCGCATTGAACTGCGCGGCCAAATCGCTGAGACTTTGTGCATCTAAGGGCTCTGAGTTTTCGGTTTGACGCAAGATTCCAGCAGGGATGCTTGACGATGCGTTGCGATTGCGCGCTGCTTCAAGTTTAAGCGCGGTTTCAATAGCACCAGGTGCCGAGTAGATCAGACCTTGCGCGGGAGATAAGAATTGCACGAGGTTTGCAGGGTCAAGTTCTCCGCCTTGAAAATACACTTGCTTTGACGGGGCAAACCAAACAGGGCCAGCCATGTCGGTCGTGGTAATTGACCCGGCAGGAAGTCGAGTGAACGCTGCAGGATAGCCCGAAGCATATCTCTCACTTATGTACCAAAAGGCTCTGCCAAACATCATGAGGTCATCAAGTGTCCAGCTCATAAGAAATTGCATCGAGACATTTGGGTCTGGTCGTCGCACCCACGACCGTGGCTCAATGTAAACCTTAGTCATGGCCTGCTCGGTGTCATCCCAAACTTCGTTATACATACGCATTGGCATTGAGCCAATAACAGATGCCATCAAGTCGCGTGCGCGGTTAATTGTTGGCACGCTTATTGCTTTGTTGCGTGCTTCGCCTTCTTGGTAGGTGTAGTACTGGCCGATCATGTTTACGCCAACATTTGACGACGAGTAACCAGGAGCAAAACCAGTTGCAGCGGTCACCTTTGTCGGGACACTTATTGCTGATGTTTTTGGTTTACCAAATAAAGCCATGTCCCTACTTTGCCATATAAGTGGCAACCGCACGTGACTAATCCGATTCCGACAAAAGGCTAGAGCGTGCGGTCGCCGACGAGAATGTTAGTGGTTAACTGCCACCAGCATGGGTTTACCTGAATGAACTGGGCGCGCACACATGCCAATTCCCCAGACCATCGTTCGCGCCAACTCGATTGGCCCAGGTGATCTCTTGCTTGAGAGCACGATTGTGTTGTCGGTGCGAACAGCAACAGCGCGCTGGACATGTTCGGCGAGCAACTTTTCGCCTGTGTGAAGTAGGCGTCCTTCAGCGATCATGGATTTGGCTAACGGTGTAAAGCGTCCTAATTCGGCATAACCCACAACGACTCGGCGGCGCTCAATGTTTGACGGGCATGTTGCATCCACGGTCGGCGATAAAGCAAACCTGATCGTAGGGTCTTTGGCTAGTTCTTGCACGTTGTCCCACAGCTCTGTGATTGATTCGGCGATGAATGCAACCGTGACAAGCACCCGACCGTCCGACAGGTTGACGCATCTGGTCGCGCTGTATCTGGAGTCGTCCAGCGATGATTCAATGGCCACGACGCCACCGCTAGGGATGTCCCCTGTGTATTCCAAGGACGGCCAGCGCCCTGGCTCAATCCATCCGCGCACAACACTTACCCAAAGGTTTAGGGATGCGCGCAGGAACGACGCCCGATCGGGGTTGGTTGATTCTTGCCTAATGGTGTCCATGTCCAAGGTGTGACCGAGCGCAGGATTACCCCACGCCCATGACGCTGGGTGCAACGGGTCAAGGCTTGGGTCGGGTGACCATTCCGCCATGTACATCGTGGACGGCTCACCTTTGTCTATGGCTCGAATGCCTGCCTCTCTCCAGCGCTGGAATAACACACTTTCTTCTGTCCCAGCTGTGCTGAAAAAGCAAGCCAAGGGATTTTTCCGTGCGCGCTGTGCCGGCAAGAGACCGCCTTCTACGGAATCGGGGTTGACGTCAAACAACTCGTCCACCACGACCAAGTCAATTGACATACCGTGGCCTTGGTTTGGCTTTAATGCTTTGACCCACCACTTGGAGCCGTCTGGCATGGTCGCCTGATAACGGCCGTAAGACTTGACAATCTTGGCGCCGTAATACTCTTCAAGGATTGGTGACAAATCATCAAAGAGCAAGCACGCAAGGTCTAGTCGGTGAGCACCAGATACCACGGTCTGCTTACCGCCACGTATCTTTGGCATCTCTACAAGCCAGAATAAAATTAGTGCCTGGATGATTGTGGTCTTACCGTTCTGGCGCGCCACGGACACAAGGCTCGAGCGATGCACAAACCTGTTATCAGCGTCAACAGCAAGCATTCCTTCAAGAGCATGTAGTTGCCAAGGCATCAGGTCTATGTGCAGCACCTTCTTAGCCATGTCCCCCACAAGTCCAGCTAGTGAGCCGGCATGGTCAGGCACCATCGTTTCCAGTCTCGGCTGATCATGGCCAGTTACCGCTGGTTTGGGCTGATC